ACCTATTGAACCATGGTGAGGTTGCAAAAATTACCGCAATACGCCCATTTGACCCTGTAATTATTACATGCAATATTATTTCTATCACCGACCAGACAGACGCTCCAACAAATGACTACGCCCTGCTTTCCATGGATAAAGATTTAAAACTACCTGGTCTTATACTAGCTGAGCAAGATGCCGTTATAGGTGAAAAGGTTATATTCGCAGGCACGGTTGGCGGTTTGTGTATCACTCGGTTCGGGTATTCTACACAGTTTAAGTTGGCTTTTTATAAAGCGTGATGGCAAGGCAGTCTTGACTAACTGGCAGAAAGATTATTTTTTAACAGTCTATCCTGGAGGCAACGGGGACAGCGGTGGGACGATAACAAATATACGCGGTGAGATTGTAGGCATGATGTACTGCGGGGTAGAGATATACGGCGAATCATATATCTTTTCCAATCCTATGCACCGCCTGAGAGAATTTTTAAACAAGTGAAATGGTTATTAGCTTTTTGTGTTGTGGGTTTATTAGCCTCTTGTGCTGCCACAGAGCCATATCCATACAAGTCTGTACCACGCCAGCACATAAACGAGGTATGCCAGACCTTCCGTAATTATGAGGATTCAGACGCTGAGTTTACAGCTTATGTTTATAAAAGAATCGCAGACACACCATGGGTCAGTATCAGGTGGATTAAAGGGAGAACGCTGGACAGTAAAATACAAATCATGACAGCGGTGGTATATTACAAGAGGAGAGATTAAAATGGAACCTGAAGATGTTTATGAGATATTGTGTAAGTTTATAGAAAACGATTTTGATCACCTCCGCTCCAAGGTTGACTGGCTGTTCTACACGCTGATTGGTGGTCTCGTAACGATTATAACAGGATTGATTATTTTACTTATAAAATGAATAAAAACACAGCCTATAAGGAAACGCTTGCCGAATTTCGCAAGAGAAATTTCAAGGAGATGGAAATCAATCTCAAGATTGCAAAAGAAGTGCGTGATGACCAAGATGCCAAGCACAAAGACAGGATAGATGCCATTAAAACTATCAGCAGGATGCTTGGTACGCTCGCTCCTGAGAAAATTGAGAAGAAGGAAACACCTCAGAAAGAGGCAGTATCATTTACCAAAGCCGAACAGGAATCCATTGAGAAAAGGCTCAAGGCTACCTTAGGAGATTTATGGACGCAGTTAAGCGAGAATACCTAAGAAGGCTGTGCCTAAAAAGCCTCTATCACTTCGTTGCCGTCATTATGATGGAGGTGATCCGCGATGATAAAGATCATCCTCGCCTGCCATTACAACCCTTCCATAAAGAAGTCCTAGACTTCGCACAAAAAAAAGACCTTAAACGCAAGGGCATACTTATGCCCCGCTATTTTCTCAAAAGCACTTGCATTACCGGAAGCATGCCACTCTGGTTATGGCTGAATAATCATGAAATACGCACATTATTGGTGTCGGAAACAGCCCCTAAATCCGCAACTTTATTGAATTTCGTCAAGGGTCAGCTTGTATATAATAAACTATTACATGAAATATTTCCAGAAACAATAAGAAAATATTGGAAAAGTCCGGATAACAAACCCCTTGCTTGGAGTAACGAAGCCATCGAAATGCCGCATAAAAGCGTGGCACGCGATCCTACGATTCAAGTCATTGGCGTGGGTAATGCTGCACAAGGTATCCACGTAGATCATATCTTCCTTGATGACATCATCGGACAGAAGGATATGCTTTCTCCTATCGAATCCTACAATACATGGAAATGGTTTGCTAATGTTGATGAACTTGGAATAACTCCAGACTGGACAAAACCACACGCATCTTACGTCTATTTAATTGGAACGCATTATGCACCAGAAGATATTTATGACAAGGTTCAAAAGACTCGCCATGAGTACCGTTGGTTTCATGTTCCAGCCGAGAAAGATGGGGAACCCACTTGGCCTGAAAAGTTAAGCCGAGAGGGTATACAAGAGATGAAGAACGATCCAGAACGCAGTATTATCTTCTATACCGAGATGCAAAACAGCCCGATGGATTCGGGTATGACAGCATTTAAGCCTGAATGGAAGCGGTTCTACCAGCTATCCAAGAATGAAGACGATGAAGAGGTGGTATTATGGATAGACGAGAAAGAAGAGCGGCATGCGGTACGACTCAAGGAGTTAGACAAATCGGCAACGATAGACCCTGCTACCATCTCAGCCAGCATGAAGACTGCCTGTCGTACAGCCATTGTTGTAGTTGGAGTGCACACTAAAACCAACACCAAGTTTGTGCTTGAGGCATGGGCTAAGAAGATAAGTAAACCATCTGATTTATATAATAAAATATTTGAGTTTCATAAACGCTACCGCCCCCGCAGGTGGGGTATTGAGACGTTCTCACAGCAAAACTGGGCAAAAGCGACTATCATGGCAGCGGCGCGGGATAAAAATTTGAGCATTTATTTGAGAGACTTGCCTAAAGACCAGGGCAGAGATGCCAAGGCACGCAGGATAGAAGCCCTGCAGGAAGATTTTGCGTGTGGTCAGATATACTTCCATGAGAGTCAGCGGAATCTCATTGGTGAATATCATGGCTATCCGATGGCACCCACCAATGACCTGATTGATGCGTTAGGCTATCAGAAATACTGGTGGCGGAATGTAGATACAGAGGAAGAAGCCGCCAAGACTAAGATGAGGAACAGGCAACTTGAGTGGGAGGGTGGCATCACGGGGTATGGCGAGGCCTATTAACTAATTTTTCTTTCCCCTACACCCCTATTTTGGAAATGTCCTTATTTAAAACTACCCCCGCCGCCTCAGGCTTGCGGACGGGCTTCTTCTGGGGTTTAGTTGGCGTGATTCCCCCCAACCCAGCAAGAGTTTCCAAGGCTTCCTTCAAGGTAGTCAGTGGAATATTTACATTGTTGTTCCAGCGTTTGTTTTTAGACATCTGTAGTGTATTGTTTTTATCCTCATACACATCATAGATGACTATCTTATCACTTTTTGCAAAGTAGAAATAAAAGTTTCCCTGTCTCTTTTCTTCATCTATAATAAGAACCCCATCGTTCTTCCCCAGGTTTTGTCTTTCTACTTTAATCATTTTCTACTTCCACACCGATTTCTTTGAGCCATGCTATTGTCATATGTAGTTTTGCCTCTGGAATTACTGAATAGATTTTCTTAAGGTGTCTCTGTACCCACCCCCTACTAACCCTCGGCTTTGTCCGTTTTAATATCTCCAAGATTGGCATCAATACTCTCTGATTCATATCCTCAAATTTGAAATGCTCCTCTACAATCCCCTTTAGTTGGATGTAGAATTTACCACACCATTCATGCGTACACTCGAACCCCTCCTCGTGGGGCAATAGCCCATTGTGTGCAGACCGAAACAAATTGTCTATTTCCGAAAGAAACTCATCTTTTGTTAGTTTTTTATTCATCCTTAATCTCCTTCATCACCTTAATCAGTGCTGAGAGTAGGGCTTCGAGCGGTGTTCCCTGAACAATAATTTCATCTTCTTTTTTAAATGTAAATGGAACATGAATTATGTGCATTTCTATCTTCCCATTTTCGGCAATACTGAATTGATAATTTCTCCACCCCAACTCTCTCAACCTCTCCAAACAATCCGAGATGGAGGGGATGGGGATATATTCAGATGCCACAAGTGTTATCTTCCCGAATGATGGGAGAGTAGGATAAATTGCCCTAAATCCGTTATGGCTCATCCCTTTAATTTTTTCCGTAATCAGAAATATTTTATTATCATCAGGTAAAATACCCCAACATCCCTCATAAATCTCCATCCTCCAGAATTGAGAGAGTTTTTTACACTTATCAATAATTGGTGTTGTTATGTCTAATTTCTTCATCATTGACCCCCTTTTATTGACACACTAGTCAATAACTGGTTACGGTTTGTCTGATTTATCCATTTAATAATCACTGTGGAAATTCAAATAATGTTTATTGAAATTTTTCACAGTCTTAAATACTTTTTGATGATATCGACAAGTTCTTTCTGGGAAGCAATCCCCCATATACGGGACGCCATCAAGGGTCGCAACTTCTCTTATCAGACCACAATGCAGGCACTCCCAAAAGTCTACAATTGTTCCATATTTATTATATTCTCCATGAAGGCTTTTCTTTTGCCAATGATGTTGTGGAATTCCACTTTGCATCATATCCAGGCTTTTGAATTCCCTGAGTCTCGCCGTATCTCCATATCTCTTTTTTTCCATCTCATTAAATTCATCCACCAATTTTTTTAATTCTTTTTCTGCGGTTTCCATAGAACTTATGGTTGCTTCACTCTGGATATATTTCTCCCGTATCAATCATCTTGAATGTGAATTTTACTTTTATCATCTTCTTCTCCTTCTTACTTACTTAACTTAGTGACTTCATTTGTTACATCTCCTTTCCTCAATAAATTCTCCGATGTACATCCCTAGCCCGCTTAAATCTCTCCCAGTTGATAACATCGGGCTTATAAATCTGCCTTATCCCTCCGAGGCACTTGAACAAATACCTCAGCAGGCCAGATCGCCCCANTAAAATTCCTTCTTTCTGCTGGCATTTTTACAAGTCCTCCACGCTTGATCCAACATCGCCTCGACCTGGTCGGCATTCCCGAAACTCACAGGATAATCAAACAATCTATATCCCTTCGCTTCTGGATAGAACCCACCATCTTCCGATGCCTTAACTGCGTGCCAGGCGGAACGGACGAATCCACTCAAGCTGAACCAATTCCTTTCTCCACCCTCCAGGCTTTCAAGGCAGGTAACCTCGTGCTTTTCGTGTCGCAGTAACCTATTACTCCCAGGGGGATTATCCCACTTTATTCCACACTTCGGACAGGCTCTCTGACTTTTTGAAAACTCTATAAGTTGTGCAAAGGCACACTCCCTCATTGAAACATCAACGATTAAGTCTCGAAGGTCTTGCAATAAGTATTCGGGCAGATGTCGCAAATCTAGAAATCCGTTTACCATACAAAATAAGTCCCTATGCCAATCGGCTATAACGTGATCTCCACCATGCAGAGTTGCCCTGTGATCGCCGGGAAAGACTGCCCGGAGCCGTGGCTCGTTTATAAATTTTATCCACTTACTCCGCAGCAATAATTCTTTTATAAAATGAGACTGTGCGGTAATAACTTTCCCATTCCACGGGTCTGTTAGTCCATTAATATTGTTTTTATACAGCCACCTATTATACTTCCCAGACATAAAAGCTTGAGGTTTGGGCTCTATCCTAAATAATCTCAGCATATCAACAAAAGCATCATATATTATCCACCTATTTCGGGTTGAAGGTGAACCAGTCCATTTTGCCGTCTTGAATCTTCCAGGGTAATTTTTGGTTACAATGAGCATGACCTTTCTGTCCGCTTGACAGCACTAAGAANCCGCTCCAGGCAGCAGGATAATCTCCCTCAAGTTCATCTGTCATCCTCTTTAGCACGGCATACATATTCTTCCTTGCCTGCTCTAGATCATCCCATGCGGTCGGAAGAAAATCATCAACAAACCAGCCAAGAAAATCTATCTCAAGATACTTTAGCCTTGTTTTAAGCTCTGGTCTTTTCGGTTTCCAAACGGATGGAGGCTTTGGTTTAGGCGGTGGTTCTGTAGGTGGAATTGAAATTAATTTATGAAAATCGCATCTCTTTCTCGGCTCATCACCCTCTTTGAATCGTTTGAGTTTAGCTCTACCAAGATTGACACACATTGTTCTTGCAATCTTTTGCGAATCCAAGCAAATCAATATACTAAACTCTTTCCGGTAATACCATACCCAGCCGAATAACTTTTTCCACCAGCTATTCTTCCCAAATGCCCAATGTAAAAATTTTTTCATTATCTTTTATCCTCCCTCATTCTTTCAATCTTTTCATCTGCTTTACTAGAGGCTGCAATTATGCAAGCAACGAAAAAGCCAAAAATTCCACCAATAAAAAGCCCGATAATAAAATTAATCATTTTCTCTCCTTTTCTGGTTTCCATAAAAAACACGCATGATCTTTCAACCGAATATCCGTTCCCAATCCATGAGTCCAAGCGTACCTCATATAATTGCATTTGTAATAATATTTATTGTGATATGATAAACATCTTTCCGCCATACAAGTTCCGCAGGTTTCTCCTTCCGGTCCCGATCCTGGTGGATATGGATGAGCATTCCTTCTCCCTTTATATGGGTCTTTCTCCTCAATCGGAGTCTGTATATTCCCAAATAAATCTTTTCTCATTCCCACCCTGGAATCATCGCCCTGAACATCGCAAGCGATTTCATGTAATTTTCATTTATGATCACGATCTTTTTATCAGGATGATATTTCGCCATTCTTTTCAATGCTGTTCTCGCTTTCTGAGTCATGTATCCCTTAACCTCATAATAGGTGGTGCTGCCATCGTTCTCGAATACTCCGAAATCCGGTGTATAGAATCTCGTGCCACGTTTGACCGGAAAGATAAAAGTGATCGGTTCATATCTCCATGCCTTGATCTCTCCTTTACTCTGCATCCATTTTAGATATCGAGCAAAATTCGCCTCCCATTTCGAGCGAACATATATATTCAGGTCTGCTCGAAATCCACCCTTCACTTTTTTATATTGGTTAGTCATTTATCTTTTATTGTATTTTCTAATGCTTTAAAAAGCTTTTCTTCATTTTCATTCCAATCACAAAATTTCTCTGCAATTATCATTCCACTATCTTTTATCGTCATTGTTATCATATTATCTTTTTTGCATTGAGCATATCCCATTTTATAGCAGATGAATCCAACTCCGATAATTATCGCTATTATCATCAAATTATGTATCATTTTTCTCTCCTTTTTTCCCTCAATAATATTTTCAAATGGAGATAAACCATATTTTTCAATACATGGCGTTCTAATCCTTCGCTCACTATCGCTTCAATTTTACGAAAAAAACTTCTTTTCATGTGCTGAGAAACATAATATAAATACTGGATAATATTATTTGATCTTCTAATTTTTCTATTCATAATTTCGGCTCATACTCAAATCTGATGTATCGATCCTTATCAGCCTCCCAATTATTCATCCATGTAGATAGGTGCATCACTCTCTGATCAAAATTATCGTATTCCTTTTTCATCCGCAAATAATTTGCATATCCTATTGTCGCAGCTTTGAACTCATCTAATTTCCCTTGTTTACAAAGAGCCTTGAACTTATCCCGACATATCTTTTTCTTAAATCTTCCTTGGATCGGATATTCTTTCCATAATTTTTCAAAATCTTTTTCGTACATATTATTCTTTTCTTTATCTTTCTCTTGTTCTTTATCTAAATCTAAATCTAGTGTGTTACTTTGGTTACTCAAAAGGTTACAATTATTTTTGTCACTTTTATCATCATTTCTATATTTTTTCTGACGGGAATATTCAGATTGATATTTTTCCCAATTCAATATTTTTATACAACTTTGTTCAATATAGCCTATCTTTTTATGTTCTAACATGGACATCTTTGCTTTAGTAAAGGTGCGAAAATCAACATCAAGATGTTCAGAAATGTATTTATCTGAATATCCGATGAGTTCTCCATTGGCTGCTTTTCTTTTATAAATTAAGCCTTCTTCGTTTGAATCTCCTGCCATTAATAATAGACCAAACCACACCCATCTTTGTGCCGGATTGAGTTCTTCCATCATAGAGCCACGCAAGCATTGATCCACATATAATTTGATCCACTTTCTTTTCACGATTCCCCCAAAGAAAAAAGCCCCCGGAACGCCTTGGATGAGCAAATCACGTCTGAATAGACAGAAAAGCAGACGTAACCAGGGGCTTTAATTGTAATTTGTTTCATTTGATTTGCTCATCACATCTAAATTCTATAAAACTCCAAAATAAAAGTCAAGAGAAAAGAAAGGGAGCATGACCCCAGGTGATGAAGGAATAGGGAGGTTAAAAAGATGGTAGTCATGCTCCCCATTATTCATTCCGTATCAATCTTCCCGATAGTCGTTCTTACAATATAAATCTTTTTCTCCTCTCTCGCTTTCTGCACCATATCATATTCCTTTGTGCTAATCTCAATATCATCAATCAAGATATCTGAGCCATGAAATATTCCAGGTGCTTTCTGCGATCCGATTAATCTCTTTTTCAACTGATCGTATTCTTTCGCATCCGGTTTCAACTCGAAATATCGACACAACATTTTCCGCATATTTTCATCAATGACCATATCCGCATCCATCTTTTTGATCTTAACAGGTTGACAGATATGCTCGAATGAACATAGACCACAAATCGCAGGATCATAGGTCAATCGCATCGGCATGATTCCCTCTTTCACGCAATCATTCACAAACTCCGCAGCTTTCACATCTTCCTCGCCCAATTCATAATCAATCGCCATTGGCAGGATTCTCGGTATTTTCCCGAATGTCGTCAACGCCAATATCCCAAACTCCTTTTCTGCCATGAATAAATAAATATTCAACTGCGATACGATCTTGTTTATCCAGAATTTCTTGTGTCTCTTGATATCCTTGATTGATTTCGTAGAATCCCAAAACCAAGGCGATACGCTTTTGATTTCCAACGGGTATTTATTCCGATCCTTATCAACAATTAATCCATCGATTCTTCCGGCGATTGAATATTTATCCCACGTAAAATAATCCTGAACGCTTTCAACTTGAAATCCTGCCTGTTCTAATAGCTGTCGAGTTTCTAATTCCTTCGTTCTTCCCTCTTTGAATCGATATTCAGATTCGATCGATACCAACTGCCGATCCTTCCAATTCATTCTCGCATATACTAGATTTCTCTTGCAGGGATGGTGCAGGTCACTCGCCCAATTATTATCTCTTTTTGATGGTGCTTTTGGCTTATACAAAGCCCTGATCGAATTATCAATCTCTGCTACGAACTGCTCAACTTTTTGCATCTTTATCCTTCTCAGGATCAGTCGTTGCCGGATCGCCCTCGAATAACTTCTTTCCGTTTTCTTCTTCTGCCGTATCTTTCAATATTGCTTTTTCTTCTTCTGGTTCGACTTCAATCACCTCTGCTTTTTGCACCTTTATCTCCTCTGTTCCCTGCTCTGCCTGTCCCATGATTTGTCCGATTTCATCACTCCCATATTGATGCCGCCATCCATATACCGGAATTTCAGCCACGTCGCCTTTCATTTCCACGCTCTCAACTCCAATAGCAGGATGATCTTTCAAGATATTTCTTTCCACGATCTTTTGAGCAATCCGATCTCCGAACCTCTGCCTCTGTGTATGTTCTGCTATGATCTCACTTGCAGCCGGATCAGAGTAATTCAACCAAATCCCGATAGGTTTGATCGTCACAAAAAATATCCACGATCCTTCGCTCTCCGGTGGTTTCCCTTCCTGCCCGATCACAGCAAGATTCGGATGGAGAAGATTTCCTGTCGGTTTACTTTTCCCTGCATCCTTATCGTATTTCCATTCTTCTTTTTTCATCTTCGCGTGAATATCCTGGATCAGATAAGTATACAGATTATAGAACAGCGTTTTGTCTATGATCGTGATGTTTCCAATAGGCGAGAATCCGATCCCGATCTTCCTCACATTAACCGTTTCAATCGCCTTCGTGATCGGGTCTCTCTCAATCGCAGGATTCGGTTTCGTCACCCCATCCACGCTGACCGTCTGCGGAGTAACGATGTTGATCGATGCCACTTTGTTTAAATGCTTATATCCGGCTGCTGTGATCGCCAATTTCTTCTTGACCTTATAGATGTGTCCTGCTTTCTGCGATAATTTCATCACTGCTCGAACAGGTGCAAGAGTCTTTCCCTCATAGGTTCGCATCGTCAATTTAGCGAAATCCGTTGTAAGAGAGATCGCTTGTGTTGATTCTTCTAAAGATTTAGCCATTTGCTATTTACCTCCTTTTTTGTTATATTGCCCGTAGGCTATTCATAAGCCCTCCTTCGGTAGTGCCTCCCCATATTCATCATTATAGGCACTACCAATTTCAGACTTATCAAATCCGACTCTCATTATCACCATCGATCAATTTGATTCTCCGCTCCAATTCTTCCACTTCTTTTTTCAACCCGATCAGAGTCGCTTCTTCCGGTGCAATCAATCCGAGATATTTTCCGACTTCTATCGCCAACCTATCCGATGGCATTGCAGATTCATTTTGCCACATCGAAAGCGTTCGATACGATATCTTCAAAGCCTTGTGGATTTCATATTTTTTGACTCCTTTTTTCGCTAACAGCAATTTGAATCTCCGCCCCGTTAAGCGATATTTGACTTTTTTAAGGTATTCGTCATCTGCTTGCCATTTCTGTTTTAATTTTTTGTTCATCTTATATTCAGCCTCTTTTTAATTTCGGCAATTTCCTCGGAATTTAAATATGGATGCGTCTCCTTCCAATAAAGATATCTGCATTTAGAAGAACAGAATTTATGCCAGTCTCTTTTTTTCTCAAATGGTTGTTTGCAAAAAAGACATTTAGACGGTTTCTTATTATCCATTTGTGATCTCTCCTTTAATGATGCTTCAATGTTTTTAATTCATGTCTCCATTATGCGTACAACTCATTTTAATACATATTGTAGATTAGTGTCAAGATTTTTTTATTGAATTAAATATTTTTTCTCATTCTTTCCGCTTCGATAATAAACATCTTCATTAATGTTGGAAAATGATTTTCAGCATAACGATATGCCTGGTCAATCACCATTCCGTGTTTATTAAACTTTACCCGATAGAGTTTCGGGAACTCGTGATTATAATGCTTTTCGATAAGTGCTTCCCATAGGTTTTTCTGTTGTTGGACTCTTAATCTTTTCATCATTTACCACCAATTCCGAGACAATCATCAGAAACCTTTGCCATCTTGACCAGCTTCTCCTCGATTTCCAACTTGCAGTCCTTAGGCTCACAATGCCGGATGTAAATTGTCAGATAATGTCCTTCACCTATGGGATACTTTACCGATCCACTTAACCAAAAGAGAGATTCTTCATAAATGTAAGACCCCCTTTTTGGTTTTATTCCCGTAGCTTTTTCAACCAGAGAACAAACAAGCTTTAACTCCATTGCCGGGGCTTCTTTGTGACATATAAAAAGCAGCCCTCTCCATCCTCCAATAATGAAATTACTCTCCCATTTTGGAGGGAGTAAAGGCTCCACCTTTTTTGAAATTTCAAAAGCAACTTCGATCTCTTTTCTTGTCTTATCATAGATTGATTTTGCTTCTTTAAGCGATGCACCTTTTTTCACAAAGCACCTCCTTCGGTAGATTTGAGGATCGAGTCCTCAGAGGAAGGGGATGGTCTTCCGACCATCCCACTTTCTGAAAAATCCCGATCAATCATTGTTCCAAAATGCTTTCCCTGGCTTGCTCGAAATGGAAATTCCGGACGTGATTATTTGCACCCCTTTCTGTTTTGAATGTATTAGCACAAAAAGAGCAACTATATTTACGTTTTTCGGGATGAAATTTAACGATATTACAGAAAATTTCTAGTTCTTTTCGAGTTGTCCAAAAAGGATATTTATCTTTCATCGATCTGCCAACTCAAAGGACATTNATCATATTCTTCAATGATTGCCTTCTCCATGTGAGGAATCGAAGCAAAAGGGCAATAGAATTTGTTGATCTTTTCACATTCGCAATCATCTCCCCCACTTTCCACCATCGGGCATTGTTCTTCCTCATCGGGTAAATCCTCGCGATCTCTCCAATCCTCATAATGAGCATCGAAATCCTTCCGGTCTGCTCTGCTGATTTTAGACATTTTTTTTCGCCTCCCCGATTTCTTTTTCCAAACTCTTTTCCCACGAATCAATATCTTTGTGAGTGATTTTTCGATCAAATGAAATGACTGCTTGAAATCCACCATACATTCCAGCAATCCACGCAATGAAAGCCTCGTATTTAAGATTGTTTTTTGCCTTATTCCACAAGGCCTCAATTCTTTCATATTTTGTCTTTTTCATCTTTTCTCCTTTTCATTCATTCGATCCTGTTCGAGTTCCCATCGCTGTTCCTCTTTCTCCTGTCTGATCCAGACCGCTCGGCAGCGATAATGAACCCATCCCCCGAAATCCTCATAAAATTTCCCCTCATTCCTGAATCCGAACTGATCGCAGAGATTGCATCTGTAACCCGTTCTTCTCTCAGGAATGTCACCATAAGATTTTGTAGGCATTAAACACTCCTTGATAATTTGATTTGAAACCTTCTCGGTTTCTTTGATCTCTTTCTCTTTCTTATCCATATTCATATAAGAATTGTATCAAACTCCAATAGCTATGTCAAATTTCTGAGGTTTTGTAAATGATAGAAAATAAAGAACTTAAAATTTATTTTCGATTTATTTTTACTTTCTTAGGCTTTTTTAAGAAAAAAACAGCATTTTTTAAGAGATTTTTATCAATATGTTTGCGTATCCAGAACAGCTATACAAACCACTGTCCCCGTAGCTTGATTTTTCGTTAAACTGAAAATCCGAAAAAGTACCGCATTAAAAGTTCCGCTTGTATTATCTCCCCTTACTCTTGTTATCTTAACCTTATCAGATGGGATTTTATCCAACAAATAGCTCGGCACTTCAAATATGATCGATCTCCAAGGTGATTCAAGCATATCTTTATAGCTAGATGAAAGTGATGTGGCATCGGCAGCATCTTTTAAAAATGTATAAATATCTAGCGTTTCCTCATTCTCATATAGATATTCCGCAATCTGCGATACTGATTCCTTTATAAGATATAATCCTGTCTTGGGATTCTCATTATAATTGACCCGAAACGTTTTGAAAACACCCTCTAAATTCCTATAACAGCTAAAAGAAATGAAATCATCATCCTGAAGATGCGGAGTCCCGGCTGGTTCGCCGGATTGAAAAAATATAGGAGCATACGTCCCATCCAACTGTGGCAAGAATTTGAACAGCGATCCCCTTTCAAGTTTTTCGACAAACTCCCCAAATGTCGTTTCATCCTGTAAATATATACATTGATCTTCTGTCCTTGCAGTCTTCAGGGCAGAGAATGCGGCAGCATCTAAATCAGCCGATGGCACTCCCACGACATTTTCCGCACAATCTTCAAGAATATCAGCAACGTTCTCCATCAAGGTCGAATCTGTATACCATCCTTGAGCATCAACCTCAATCTCACCCTCGACCTCATCTTTTTGATAGAACCAAGGCACAACTAAAGAAGGAGTAGGGCTTGCTGAAATATCTTCAACATTTATCTTTTGTGATATCACCCTTGATTCAGTCCCGGCTTGATCAGAATGTAACGAAACCCATATATAACCAATGGGAGAACCAACTTTCTGCATCCAAAATCGCAACCGAGTCAAATAATAATTACTTCCTGCTGGCATCGTAAANCTCTGTCCNATCTTTACATTTGAAGTTGTNTTTCTTAATGGACACCACCAATCTGTTGTCGGTGCAGAAGTATCAATTAATACTGAATCCGCCCCTCCCAAGCGTTGTCCTTCCATATAATACAAAATCTAAATCATTCAGTTGGTCACTCCAAACATCAGAATCATTGATATAATATGCTGTTCCACCTCCATATCCGGCATCATCGTCCCCCCAAATCTCGATATAATTAGAACTATCTATATTAAAATCTCCCTCAATAACAAAATAATATAGAACCGTAGCAGTTGCATACGGCAATTTATAAAAAGTAAATTCGCCATTCGCTAAATCCTTTGAATAGTCCATCGTATCAGGTCGTGTAATTCCACCAGTCCGAATCGCATCTATCGCCTTATTTTTACGTTTTGAGATTTTATATTTCAGCGTTGTCGTATCAATACAGACGGGGATGATATTAGTTTTGATTCCCCAAAATTCAGGGATGATTAACCCATCGGCATCAGGATCGAGGTTCACATAATCTGTCGAATTGAATTTCGTTTTCGGTATTTTGACATTTAACATTGTTAAAAATACTTCCTCATATCCTCTATGCCAATTTCTATGTCTTCATCACTCCAGGCCACACTCCCCGACCATCCACGCCACAGCACAGCATAATCAGCGTAAACATTTCCGAGTTTACCAACTTTCCATAGAAGTTTTTTTGCCTCATAAATATAATCCGTTAATCGACTATCAAAATATCCATCAGCATTTATGATCCGTACCGATCCAAAACTCTGCTTGAATCCCCCTTCATGGAACCCCGTTATCTCAAACTCTATTGATGGAATATCATTATCGTCCAAATAGGGAAGATAATATCTGTCAACTCCATCAATGCTAAAAACTATGGGCGTATCATCCGGCTGTTTGTTGCAGAGAAGTTCCCAAAAGAAACTCAGAATCGATTTGCCCCCCATCTCCAGGATCACCAGAATCGGCAACATGGAGATAAAGTTTATTAGTCGATGAATCAAAGAACCAACTTCCGGCATTATTATTGCAGAGAATAATCGTTGTCCTCTTTGTCATTTTCCGATCCATCTTCCTCAACTTTTAGATGGCAATCCCTCACCATGGGTTATCCACCAGCAATTTGTATAAGTCCCATCCTGAGTCCAAGAATCCCCATCAATTCTATGCCCCACCTCAATCTCTAAAAGATAAACCCAATCCTGTCTAGCCTTGTCTAAATCATCTCCAAATGCCATTATCGCATTTCCTCTGTATTGATGGTTAACATACTTTTGCTGAACATTTCACTAATATTCCAAGGCTGCGAATTTAGAACATAATATGTTGATTCATGCGGATTGCTTGCCGGACTCTCACATAAAAAATATGGTTTCGATTGTCCCACTTCATCCCATATATGTTTGAAATAAGGCAAATCATCATTATGAATAGAGCCGAAATTATATGCCGCTTGAATATATTTCTCTTTCTGATTTATAGATACTTGTCCCCCTGCTGAATACCGCTTAACAGAAGGATCAATATATTGCTTTGTCGCAGGCTGAAAGAACCCCCTTGTAGGCTCAAAATAATATCCAAGAAATATCCTTCCGACCGAAACATATGTATCGGAATTTTGTGAATCCTGTATTCGTATCCTCCACCAATTATATTGTTGATCATTAAAAAAGTGTATCAACGGTTTGTTCGATACAGGGGATACCTGTTCATCAAAAGCTGGCGATCCCCAACCATCTGCAGTATTCGCCTGAAGATTGACAACAGCATTTGACGTGAAATTATTCCCGATCAAAGCAAATGAATTAAAAACAGCTGAAACACCAGTGCTGTCCCAATAAATTGACGCACTAGCTGTTTGATATCTGAGAAGCAATAAGATAAATTCCGTATGGTTGGGATGAGCATAGAAATCAACTGTTTCGCTTGCCCAGATCGTAGAATTACTGAGTACATTAGACGTGGGCGTTGTTGTCCAAGTCCCATCAGGAAGCAGATAATGAGCAGCTCCCAATGTATAAAATTGATATGCGGCCGTCTTTCCTGCTATATTCATTTTATACCATATTTTAAGCCTATATCTTACATTCGGTTGCAAATCAAATTTTTGATATACATAGATATCAGAATTTGAAGCATCTACATCGAATCGGCAGCAGGAACTCCCTTCATGCTGTTCAACGGTATCTTGATTTATCGTTGATGTACCGGATTCCCCTGAAATCCAATTATCAGGATAACCTGCTGTCCAATCCTCAAAACCCGTATTGAGCAATTTATCAGGAAAATTTATTTTCAACCTTTCATCCGTGTCGGCTGTCGAACGCCAACGCCTGTTCTTCCAAATATGGTTGACATTTTCTTTCCCAAATCCCACTGCTTCTGAAGATGCCGATATTATAGCATCAGGATCATCCCAGAGATTCTTCCACATTAAACGCATATTGCTCATTTCATCGCTCCTGCCGGGACCCTCAGATTTAATCTATTCAAATTATCCTGGACAACCTTGATAATATATTTATCATTCTTCTCAACAACGACCGTTTGGAATTGAGGAGAGAAATTCAGATGCGGAGTGATGCTGATTCTCTCATTCGGATGATATCGGGCAAATCCCCCACTCGATCCCGATTGCATTTCTAATCCACTTTGACCCGATGGCATACCCGCAAGAAGCCGATTCGTCTTTAATAACGTTGTATAAATATTTCTTGTATTATCTCTGATGGGGTCTAATCGATCGATCAACTGCCAGAACATAGGGAGAATATCAATAAACAAAACATTTCTTGCTCCAATTGTTGCATCAGCGATTTTTCTTAATAAATCCTTTTCTGAACCCGGTTTTGCACTTGATGCGAAAAGAGAGCCTATTAATTTAAATCCCGTATATATTGCTAAAGCCACGCCTGCAGCGATTAAAATATTCACTGCATTTTCAGCTATTATCGTAGCTGCCTTTGAAACAGATTTTGCAAGCGTTACAATCAATCCTCCGAGTCCAGCCCCGACTCCTGAAATCCCCTTCCCAATTTTCGCCATGCTGTTAGAAATCCCACTCGCTGCTTTCTTGGTTGTTGATACCATCTCAGTCACAAGTGCCGTTCCCCATTTCACGATCATCTTTGCAATCATATCAAAAAAGATACTTTTCATTTCTCCCCAAATCGCAGCCACACCTTCCTTAAAAGATTCCGCTCCTTCTAACATATCCCCCAATTCTCTCGCCCACAAATCCTTCATCCGTTCCGTTGCATTACTCCATTCTGATTCTATTTTAGCTGTGACACTTTTGGTATCGTCTTCAATACCTTCAGTCATGGCTTTATAATCCCATCCGAGTTCCTTAAAAACATCTTCCAGCACTCCGCCCGTTTCCTCTCCCTCCAACGCCATTTTCGCGAGCCATATTTCCCCATCTTCCACAACATCGGTAAATTCAAACATTTTTAATTTCGCTTCTTCAAATTTGGTTATTAATTTGGGGATTTTTGTTCCTGATGATGATTCGACTTCCTCATTAAATCCAGCAAATTTCCTCATCGCATCATAAAGATCAACACCAAAAACCACTAATTTTTCATCCGCATTTTTTAAATATTCATACCACGCCTCTCCTTGAGCAGTTGCGATTTTCTGCTCCATTATTTGCACTTCCATTTGCCAATTTAATTTTAAGAGAGATTTTCTAAGTGAATCAAAAATCGGAACATTATGTACAATCATATCGAATTTTGCAGCCCAATTATCCATCGTGCCAGATTCAATGAAGTTCGCCATCGTGGATTGAATTAATGAAACATCACTTCTTAATTGTTGACTCTTAACAATCACATCTCCGATCTTCTCTTTAAAATCTCCAAAAGTATTTTTTAATTGAGTGACCACACCTGCATAAGTATCTGTCTCTCCTTTCGCCCTTTCATAAAGCACACCCAACTGTTCCATCAAAGAGGCTCTTTTTTCTTCCTCCGTATTAAGATCAGCAACCGAAATCCCATATCTCGACAATGCCCCGTAGTTTCCAGCAAGAGCTTTCGCAATTAAATTCGTTGCTGATTTCAAATCGGTCTTAAAAAACAGTTGCCATCCCCCAACGCACCCTTTGTCGCCTTATCCAAACCTTTTTTGATCCAAATCCGTCAACTGAATCAAAAGAGCTTGAGCAGATAATATCTGTTCGTCTCCATAAAGGGTGGCCTGTTGAAGTTCTGAAGCATATCGTTTGAAATGTTCCGCATTGATTGGCACTTCCCGACCCGTAGATGCCAAAGCATCTGTCATTCCCTTTTCTGCTAATTCCTGTAATTGTGCTGCAGCAATCGCATCTCCCATGAATTTAACCAACTTCTTCATAGCAATCCCAACCGCTGCGGTTGCAACCAATCCCTTTCCTAATTGAGTGAACATTCCTTTGAGCGGCGATACAGATTTTTGAGCCTGAGCTTTCATCCCATTGATGGAAGCATCAACCTTTTTGAACTCTTTAACCGCTCCCTTTGTATCGGCTTTGACAATATATTTTATATCAGCCATTTTAAATCCCCTTTTTCTTTATCTCCCTCTGTACGATCTCAAGTTCAGCATTATAAATCAACCCGACTCTCTGCATGAATAATTCACTTTGATTTTCCGTCAATCCCAATCTTTCAATTAACATCGGTAAAATTCCAGCTTCCATCGAAAATCCCGAAACATTTCTATAAAACCATTCAAGTGCAAACCTATCTCCTTCTGAAATAATCGGAGGATTTTGTGCCGGATTGTCTCCTTCGCCTATCCGATCCCAATCCGTCGTATTCTTGTAATCCTCTTTCCAAATCAAATAGGCTTCTAATTTTTTGTGAAATTCTTCGGGTCTATGGCAAATTGCATGATCTCTTGGCCGAGACTCTTTGCTGGCTTTCCATCATCCACCTTTAAATCCAACCCGATAAGATAACACACATATTTGATCTTATTTTCCTTATTGCATTTCAGCTTTTTCCCATTTGAAGTCAAATCCCAATCAATAATTAAACCCTCAACTGTCGCTAGGGATGCCTCCGCATTTTTCAACTTCTGGAACAGCACCGCTTCATGATAAGAAACATAGCGAACCTTCAGATTCACAGGACCAGCTTTTTCGGTTTCTGCCGAAAGCCATTCACCTTCAACTAGATGCTTAACCTCCATCGTTTAATTCCTCCGATATTTAAGATAGAGCCCTTCGGAACTCTTATATGCGTTGCACCTCTCGATGCGACTCTATGCTAAATAATCGGTTGATAACAAATTTACAATCTCAAGATACGGTCTTTTATGAAGCATTCCCGTAGGATTAGAGGCTGCTTCCTCTGCCTGGAGAACCAAACCACTCTTTACGATCTCCTCAACCGGATATGTGGGATTCTGCATTTTCATTCTTAGGGAAATAACAGGCAAGATCATAATAATACGTAGCTTCAATCAACGCTCCCGTGAATTTAATCAGTAATTTCTGCTCTGTTCCTGCAAGGAAGTTTGCGAAAAAAGCATTATTGACAGTCGACATTCTAGGGAAACTCAATGTTACGGTGATCCCTGGTCCCGATTGCCCTTCTTCCACCGGTTCTATGATCGTATCACTTCCGGCAACATGAACACCTGCTTCCATCGGTCTTTCATAAATTATGCTAAAATCACTCAGAACCAGAGCTGTTTCACTTGTCACATCTCCAGCACTTTCTGCGTTCATCTTCACTACTGCATGGGAGAACATCGCTTGGACTCCGGCAGTATAGAAGTTCGAAGGAACAGTCAGAGCATCCATCTGAGTCGCAGTATTTACGGCCGACGTATTAATCACATTGTTACATCTCAAAGAGAGATTGGCCATTAAAATCCCATTCGCAAAATTCAATTCTAGCCTGAATGGCTTTGCTGATGGTGCTTCATAAATCTTTGATGGTCTTTCTTCCGCATATACTCCGAATAGACCAGAGATTTCATCTTTCCATTGGAACGTATGTTTATACGCAGTGGTGTCCAAAAGACTCGGAGCACCAGCCGTCCCGAATAACATAGCAATCGCCCTTCCCAATGATCCCATCTCATATCTCATCCGAGCTGGAAGCACAGCATCAATCGGGGGAATCTGTAACAACTCCGATTTCTTAACAAAAGCCGTATCAGACTCAAGAGCCGGATCGATCGGTATCGCCGGAACATCTAAACCGCTTGCACCTGGGGAGACTAAAAGAATTTCATCTGTCGCCCCTAGAGCAACCGCAGTTCCCCAAATCGATGATTTCTTAAAACCACGTGCATGAAGTCTGCTTTCCACACTTGTTGGTGTAGCCATTATCCTTTCTCCTTCTTTCTATTTTTCTCATCCACCATCTTCGCCACGCCCGACTTGACCCATTCTTTCACGATCTCTGCCGAATAGTCTGATACTTTATGGGTCGCTCCTTTAATCAACTCCGGCATCCCTTTGCGTGGCAACGATGATTCAGCCAGCCAAATAAAATCTTTCGGCATTTTTACCTCCGTTCGCCTATGATAATAATTTTAAAATATCTGAGAAAATATATTCTCTCGATTTCGGAGATTTTATGAAATCTCTCCAAAATTGTTTTCTCTCAGTTCTTGACCATTTTTGTTCTTTCATCATTCTTTCAATCCCCAGTAGAAGAAAATCCGCATCCTTCATAAGTTTTTTTAATCGTTTTTTTCTCCACTTCAACATCAATTTCTTAATCATTATAAACCCGAAAAATCCGCACCCGTCATTAAACACCTAAACCTTTGGGTAAAGAAATTATGCCCTTCCATCGCTAATTCGTGATCGATCTCCGGCGACTCATCCATCACAACCATTAAACATAGACCTCCCAAATATCCGGCATTCGGATTTTTAGCATCCGCATNGATCGCCTTTCTAACATCCTGAATCACTCTTTCTAGCATCAAATTCGCATCCTTCAAATTATATATATATCCATGCACAGCAATATAAAATGTCTCATCCACCGCACCGCTGTGATTAATGATCTCTCCACCGGAATCCGTATTGACAAGCAGCCTGATCTTTCCCGTCCCTTTCGCCCAATCAATAAAATTTGCTGTCACCATATCAGGTGTATAATAATACCCATCCACAGCTTGAATCGCCTCCAATACCGTAATGAAGCGATCTCTGACATTTATTCTCTTTGGCTCTGCCATTATTTCATCTTCTTTGCAACCAAATATAATTGCCTTGCATTTAACATTCGATCTAACTTTCCTTTCCTATCTTTCATTGATTTCTCAAGCCATCGAAATGCTGGAATCTTTACGCTTTTTTTTAATACGAATAAAGGCTTTAATCCCTTTTTGCCTTTCTTCTGAGCGAGAAGCAAATTCCCTTTTCTTGATTCTATAAAAAAAGCATTCTTATAATTTCTAGCCCATCCTTTAACTCCAGGTAAAGGAATAGTTAAATACTGCTTCCTTCTCGGTCTGATCGTTCCACCTCTTTCTAATATTCTCGCATATTTCGATCCAACCGTCCCGATCTCTAATTTATATCCATCAGCAATTCTTGATAATTTTTGTTTAATACTTCTCCTCAATGCTCCCGTTCTTACCCCTCCCTTATATCTGCCTATATATCGACCTGTCGTGGCAACCTGTTTTAAATATCTTTCAAATTCCGAACCCCATTTCGTCAGTTGATACCTCGTTGCTTTAGGAATATTCATCAATGCCTTTGTCTTTTTCACCGCTTCTGTAGTATCAATCTTTACATCAAATTTACTCATAATCCAAATCTCCGATATTTAGCGATCACCTTTTTAACAAATTCATCTTGATCAAAATTCCAAGTCAGCGACATATCAGGAAAACTTCTCGTTTCCTCTGCCCCTGCTTTATTAATAAATTTCTGAAACTCTTTCTCAATCATAATCATACAAGCGACTTTTAAATCCTTCGGCACGGCTGCCAATAAATACCCTGCTTTAAGATTAGTCAATTCGATATTCTTATTTCCTTTCGCCCATGTCCCCATCTTCTCAAGATATCCCCTGCCCCTCATCGCCATAGATCACAAAATCTTCATCATTCCCCTCCGTCAATTCGACCTCATCTTCCTCAACCGTTGTAATACTCACTATGGGGTAATGGGGTATATCCAATATCCTCTCTCCATTTCCATCAAGATATGTCGTTGCATAAGTTGCTTGAATAAATATCCTTCCCCCACATTCGCTTTCAAGATATAAAGAAACAGCATCAATTAATAGTTCAATCAGAGAATTATACTGATCTTCCTCAAGGTTTCGCACGGATTTAAAATCCTTCAATTCTATCAAAGCATGATCTGTATCTATTGCCATTTTTATTCTCCTATGATACGATTTTCACCTTTATTGCTTCTCTCACAGGATGCTCGAATATCTTTCCAGAATCGGTTGTAACCTTGAACTGTACCAAATAATCCCCAGTCGCAACCAATCCTCCCTTAATCACCCAAGAGAAAGATTTGCCATCAGTTGCGATCGATACTGCCCCATCAACCGCCAATTCTCCAGCAGGGGTAAATGTTACCGCAACTGCTGATATCTTTTCCGTACTATCAAGATCGGGCTCTTTATAAACTTTGCCAATCGGATATTTACCATTGACCGATTTTTCTATTTCATCTATGGTCATTTAATTTCCCCTTTTCTTCTCATCTATTTCCCGATCCCTTGGCTCAACTCTGAATAATCTTCTTCGAGGTTTTACCTCAAACTCCCTTTCTCTCGGTTCAACCTGAAAGAGAATGGGTTTATGAATACCTGGAATATAAACCAAAATCGTTCCAAACGCTTCTGCTGTAACTATTCCACCAGGCAAAATGAATTGATCTTGAGCAATATTTAAAGTCCCAAATGCTTCTCCACTTGCAATAGCTGAGAGTAACAGCTTGAGATTAAATTGAGCCGTCCCAAAGGCTTCTCCTCCGGCTATTCCCGATGGAGAAATTGTTAGACTCATCAATGGCGTTCCAAATCCCTCTGCCGATACAACTCCTGATGGGAAAATTTTTAGATTCAGAACATGACTGCCAAAAGCCTCAACACTCCCAATCGATGAAGGATAAATGAATTGTCCTCCGAGTGATACGATATGAGAGCCAAATGCCTCGGCACTTCCAATTCCCGTTAAGATTAATTTAAGATTAAGTTTTGCTGTTCCGAATCCCTCAAGGCTTGCTATGCCTGATGGTTGAATATTATGATTTACTTTGAGAGTTCCAAATGCCTCTCCTGATGCTATGGCAGAAGCAAGGAGTTTCAGATTTATTTGATCCGATCCGAATGCTTCTGCGGTGGTTATGGCTGATGGAATAAGGGTTTGTGATCCCCCTACGCTTGGTACATAAAACGCAAACGGTCTCCCGAATATCCACTTCGATACTGTATCAGACTCAACCGCAATTGGCCTGCCTGACATCCAGCGTGAAACTATAGAAGCCATTAGCTTGTCACGACCTCCCCGTTCAATCTATTGATTTCTTCTTCAAGTTTTCTAATTCTTTTTTTATATGGCTCAGCCAACCTCATGTGTTCACCACGTTTCATGGCAAATAAATTTTCTGGTCTATTATCAGTTTTAATGCCATTAAGATGATGAATAATATAACCATTTGGAAGTCTTTTTTTATGATAATTTTCCCAAACTACAATATGCTCAAGAACATAGCATTTTCCGCTTTGAGTCGCCCTTGAGTGTTCTGGCATATAAATAAGGATATATCCACCATCACTAAATCTACGTCCTCCTTTATAATTATGAGAATGACCACCATTTCTTTCTACCTGAATTTTCATGGCTTCTTGAACACTTCTTCTTGGAATGCCCCATAATTTCATTCTTCGTTCAATAGTTTCGGCACAGCATCCTAGTTTTCCCGCAACACTTCTGACGCCCATCTTTTTATTAAGATATAAATCTATAATTTTTTCTTTGGAAATATTTAACCTCAATTTTGGGGCTTCATTTTTCTCTCTTATAATAATTTTAGAATCATGCAATCTATCAAAAATTGCTTTATCAGAACAATTTAATTCTCGAGCTATGTCTCTCATGCTTGTTCCTCCAAGATATTTTCTTTTAATTTTTTCCGCATCCAAATCTAGCCGATATAATTTCTCATTACGAAGTTGTGCATTCACCATTTACATAAACTCCCTTCGAAGCCTCATATTTTCTGAGATAAACATTGATATAAATCGGCCCATCCCTTAAAGGCGTGCAGGTGATGGTAAACGATACCCATGAGGAAGCATCTGAAAGAACTTGGGTTGATGCAACTGTTGAACGCCCCGCATCTGCACCTGAATCATAGTAAGATGCCTCAATATAAAGCTCTGTGTTTGTCGGATATGTTCCCCAGGCAGATATGCTACGGATTTTGATAGTGCAGGTTATCTGCTGTGAGGCTGTGCCGTCGACAGTGAAGGGAGTATCTTGAATGTTTCTAAACAATCCACCTAAAGATTGCGGATGATATAGCCCGCAATCAGCATCAGGCTCCATTTTGTAGGATTCTGTGGCATTGCCTGTAATGGGAGATGTTTGCCGAGTAATAACACCTGCATAATTTACAAATCTTCCTGCCCGATAAGTACCATCTTGGTCTTCTTCGTAAAATCCGCCCCCATATGTGACAATATTTGCCGACGTAGGAGCAGTAGTATATGTGACATTTTGTAAACCAATAATACCAGGATATTGAATCGCCCAATGAGCATTGCTAAAATTTTGAGTTCCCCCATGCACAACATCTTTTAAAATCAAAATTCCATTGCTGCACCGTACACCATAACTGTTTCCAGTTGCTTTACCATCTGCCGTCCCCCCTTCTATAACATTATATAATCCTTTCTGTTGGTCTATGGCATATAAATCTTCATTATCTTTTATCGTAAGGTTTTTGAATAGATTGTAGGCGGAGCCATCAAGATATAATGCCCCACCAACAGACGCTGAATTATGGTCTTTTATTTCTACGTCTTCTATGATACAGCCCGCACAATTGTATACCCAAACCGGCTTTTGGTGAGTCGAATTTCTAATAACTAGCCTATCGAGATACCAATAATCTACACCAAAAAGCACTCGATAATTCCCCGCATTTGCATCGAGTATTGGTTTTACATCTGAAGCGTCAGACCAGGGGTCATTAGTAACCGAATCGCAACCGATGATAGATATTCTAGAATCTTTCGTGCCGTCTTCATCAAAGTTTATATCAGCACTATATATTTCACTCGTATTCGCCCTTATAAGGGCAATATCTCCTGGGGAGCGTACCGTCACGGTCGTGTATTTCTCGAAGGTAAGCCATGCCGTCCCTATTCCTAGCCCATCATTTCCGTCATTTCCACTATCTAGGTCAATGTAATATGTCGTACCAATAGGGTTACGGACAAACTGTCCGACCCGCCGCCCTCGAATCTCAGCCTTAACCGTATTCCATTTCAGGGCGATTCTATTGGCTTTGTTCTTTAACGCCTTGAGGTCATTTATTGCATCTTCTGAGGTTGTCTGAATAAAGGAATCGCTGACTCCGAAACGGAGGATGTCTCGCTGTGCCTCATACATATCATAGAGTTTATCCAGTTTCCTTCGGTATAATACCTCCAGGTCAGCGAGCTGATAATCATGTTTGACATGGACACTCAGCCTATGACATTCATTATTCCATTGTGTCCAGTTCCAGCCTCTATCGTCCAGGACTATCCCTTCGAGCCATTGTCTGATTTCAGCTTTTGTGAGTGCCATTCATCTCCTTAACTTATCTTCACCTTTGGTTTCATTTGTAATAATGAAGGCGTTCCGAATTTCTCCCCACTCTCGATATTCCCCATTTTATTAGCCATGACCCTCCGCAATTTCTTATTATACTGAGCTTCTTTACACAGCCTCTTTCTGAATATCTTTGCGGTTCGATAGTCCTAAAGGAACACCAGCCCTCAACAGAAACGCCTGATCTCCTATAATATTTAATGCTTTCTCATTCTCTTCTGCCTTCCTTGCGTGTTTGATAAGCGATTTTGCAATCTGATCTGCCATCTCCCACGTCACATTTAGACAGACTTTCCCATCCTCGATAACAACAACCCGGCTGCCATCATCGACAATCCGGATCACCCTCATCTTGGGAGTCAATACTTCTCCCATGCCAGCCTCCGTTTATTTAAAGTTTGAATATCTTGTTAGCACCAGCATCCCATTGAACGATAATATCCCCGCCATTTGGTGTACAGGGGAGTCCTGTTGCTGTATCAATATTGCAAATCATCAATGATGTGGCCTCAACTCCTGAATCTTTATAGATATCTATTGATTCAAATTGATCTCCGGTAACGGTTGAAACCGTAACATCGGCTGCGTCTGCAACTCCGGATGTTTTCGTTTTAGATGCGAAGTTTCCCGAAGTGGCGACCCTAGAGGCTGCAGCCCGGTCTGCTAAATCGTTATCATTCACAAGATCGGGCGTATCATCTGCTTCATCCACAAAAACGAGCTTGATATCATTCGCATCCCAATCTATATCACCACCAAGGAAGTTTTCTCTCCCATGATCATAAAGTGCATTTGCCATGGCGATCTCCTTATTTCTTTCTCTTTTTCTTAGTCTTGCCTTCATCCGTCATCATTCGATGTTTTATAGGTTCAGCGATTGATTTAGCTTTCACCACTTCAAAATGTGCAGGAAAAGTATCGAGCAGATATTTCCCAACTACATCAGGAACTTCCCTCTCCTCACCTTCAACAAAATCAACTTGAATCGAATGATATGCCGGGAAATTTTCCGAACCCTTAAACTTCAATTTCATATTTCACCTCTCATTTAGATTGAAAGAAAGGGGGGATCGCTCCTTTGATCCCCCTCTCCTTTTACCTCGATTTACGCATCATACTCGTAATAATCGATCTGGACATACGCACCTGAAAGAGCCAATCCATTTCCGGTCTTTGTCACCTCGAATTGGAGCTGATCCGCAGCCGCCCGAATCGCCTGAGCCGCAACCATCGTCATAGCTTGTGGAACTCCGGCTGCAAAGGTCGTGCCTCCAGCCACGGGTCCATTCGCTATCGAAGCAATGGTATTTGTGATATCTGTCAATTTGAACGTATTATAGTTGGTATCCGCAGCAGTACAGGCCGTATCCGCTCCAAGATAGACGGCAGAAATCTTGATCGCTCTCGCCAATTTCCAAAGAGGATATTTGATCGCATCGCTATCAATCGCAATATCCCCCAATCTCATTACTTTAGTTTTCAGTTCTGATGTTAAACTCATTCCATTCCTCCCTTATATTGCTACATTGAAGCCTGTGGCAACAATCGGCTCTGTAGTTATGGCATAGATCGGGATGAAGTCCTTCTTGAATCGAACATTCAGTACATACTGGTCAACATCATTGTCGAAATCAACTGTCAATCTCCACGCTCCACGATTTCCGATCAACCATCCTCTGCGATTTACAACGGTCAGTTCAGTATTATCAACAGTCGATCCATCATAATATCCGGTCGCATTCAGCGTTTCTCTCGTTTTCTCTGACACTATGACGGGCGATCCGTAATATCTTCCCACTTCTCCCGTCAGGATAACAGCAGCAGGCCCATACTTATCGACCGTCAGAAGTTCAGCCAATCCTCTCAGCTTGTTATAGCAAACAGGTCCGGTTATCCATGCCAAATCCGATGGGGTGATTCCATATTTTGCCATTTTCGTCAGCAAGCTTCGAGTCGTATCCTTATCGAATGTTCCAAGGTCAGCACTCCATGAATTTGCAAGAGCATTTTTCCTCAATCCCTTCCAGATTTTTCGGTGATCCTTCGTATCAGTTACATCTGAATCCATGTGTGTCGCTGTCGTATCCCCATTGATAAGAGCATCCTCCACCGCTAGAGCAGCCGATTTAGCAATATTGTTTTTCATCGCAGGCAGAACCGCAACGATTGATTCCTCATCCAATTCTTCCGACCAGATTGATCGACCTCTCAACTTCTTCGCTGTCAGAGTTAAATTGCCCGTAGTCATTTTAGTCGAAGGAGTCTTGCTCGGTTCATCACTCGTTGATTCAGGAATCAGATAGAAGGTCATATCAGCAAGGCTTGTCGGCAGCTTGAACGGATTCCTCGGCATCGCTAATTCAGTAAACAACCCCGGCACTCTCGCCAATAATCGATATTTCTCGATCAGATTCGTTGACAGGGTTGTTGGAATCCAGTCTGCCCCCTCTGTTGCCGTCGCTGTATCCATCGCCTTCCTCAACGCTGTGGGACTCTCCGTAAATCTCTGCCACATTTTAAGCGTTCGAGGGTCTTTCCTCAAAAGGGTCGCAGCAATATAAACATCATCGCTAAATTCCTGAATCCGCCTTTCTTCCTCATTCAAGAAAGATGATTGCGTTTTGATGATCTCCGTAATGCTCCTCACATTAGCAGGAATATCATCCGTAAACGGAATCTTCCGAACGGGTCTTTTTTCTTTCTTCGCCTTCTCCGCTTCTGCTTCAAGGTCTGCTGTATGTTTATTGATGCGATCGATTTCTTCCTGGGTTAGAGTCTCAATGTTGGTCAATTTTTCTAGAAGTTTTTTTAATTCTTCGTCCAATTATTTCCTCCGTGTTAGATTCTCAAGGAGTTCCTTGAGTTTTTTTCTTTTCTCCATGATACTGTCAACCTTCTCTGTCAACAGTTTTATATTATCGGGCGATATGCCCTGTTTCTCTGGCTCCTCAATAATGACAGAATCGCATTCTTCGCACTTTTCCCCTTTAGCAGCCTCGAAAGAACCTTTATGTTTCTTACAATGTGCTTTCGCTTCTGCTTTTGTCCAAATATCTTTTTTATATCTGTATGCTTGTTCTTCAGAAACCTCTTTATCATCCTTCTCATACCATCCATAAATAATCGAATATTCTTTGCCTTCATGCCTTCTCTTTCCTCTCGTAAATCGCTTATATTTCTTTGGGTCTTTCAATCTGCAAGAATGTTCATTTTCATANGGCTTTTCTACAATATCAACCTCAATCTCCTCCGGTTCGGGCTCAGGCTCTGTCTCCAACTCAACCTCTAATTCAGCCTCAGTCTTCCCGATATCATTTGTAGTTAATACTTCCTCCGCAATCTCACCCGGCAGCAATTCATCTCCTTTCTTCTTTAACTCCTCTGCAAATTCCTTCGTGATTAATCCTTTCGTCAATGCCTCAGTTATCGCTTCCTGATTCGCAGGGATCACTACCGAACTGTATTCCAACAATTCCGATTCCTTGTAATCATATCCAAGAAAATTCCCATCCTTGTCTTTCACCATCTCCGTTTTTTTCGGTCATGAAACCCATTGACCATCCGAGCAGTTTCATCTTCTGCAACGCATAATGATCCTTCGATAAGTTTCTTAACGCCTCGCTCATCTCCTTATTCTCAGGATCAAAGAATTTCGTTCCTGCATACAACGATTTCCCTTCTTTCTTGAATCCGATTCCTTGTCCAATCACTGGCGGAGGATTGCCACCCCAATAATTATGATCCGCCAAANCTCCCGGCTTCTTCTTGAAATTCTTCAAATTGATTCCATCAATCCGCACGATATCTCCCATCCGATCCTTTACCTCTTTCGTGATCTTGTGCCAAATCGTCCGCTTCTTCTCATCGATAGATTTTATCTCAAGATCATCCACCTCTAATTTCATGGATACTTTTTTCGGTATTTCCCTTACTTTCATTTCAAACCTCCCCGATATTCTTCTAATATTATCATTTAAACTTCTCCCACTTCAGGAAATGTAGCACACAAACAATTACAGACATTTCCCGGACTTCCCGAAGGATCACCGGGATATTGAAGTTCTTCTCCCATAACGACAAAAAATTCATTTAATCCGACCACTTGTCCATCTGCCGCCATGTGTTCATCTCTCGAATCGGGAGCAAAAGCAGAAAGCCAACCTTTCTTTTCCACAAATTCAGTTTGTTTATATCCCTCGATCTGTCCCCAATTCTCGACCTTGACCGCCTCGGTTCTAGCCCAAAGCCTTGATCTCCAGCCTGAAAACTCATCGACCTGATGTAGTATTAACTGTGTAAACTCCTCGACCGTCCATTCTTCTTTTATTGACCTCTGCAAAGTCCGATAAATGATGTCGATTAACGTTTCATTTACCTTTGTGCCGGAATTAAAAACCATCTGTTGGAGGAGTTCTTCAATTTCAGGAGTTATCACAAATTCATTTTCTTGTTTGAAAATGTTTTTCGTTTCAAGATCATACAAAAATCCATCTGAAATGACCTTCCCACCTTCTCCTGCCAATCGAAAAGTTTCCCAATACCATCCTCTGAAATCTTTAATATATTTATCCGTCTCCTTTTCTATGTCTATCAATTTTTGAGGGGAGACGGATGCAAGATCATCGACATCCTTCAAATTCTCCCCGATCTCCTTCGCCTGTCTCTTTATATATTTTATGGCAATGGGAATATAAGCCTTTTCCTTGGCTTCGATTCTCTTTACGAAATTTTCCCACAAAGCTTTTTTCTTTGCTTCATCTTCCCAAAAGGATTTCTTTTTCTCTTTGTGTATTGGGAGCATTTTCGCTTTTCCGGTCTTTTCCGCAGTATCCGTCCCTGCCGGAACAAGTCCGAGCTTCATATAATACTGATTGCCCTCTGGATAAGGTTCCTCTTTATACATATCCCGTCTCACTTGATTTGGGGTTTTCACTCCATACTCTATCAATCTCGCAGCCACTTCTGATTTAGCCTTCTCATCTCCCTGTAATGCCTGAATATCTGAATAATCAAATGCAAAAGAATAAGCATCATTGAAATGAGGAGCAAAATTCAACGTCAATTTATCAGCGATTAAATCAAGCACAGGTATCACGCAGTCCCCCCAAAACTTTTTGTTCTGCACCTCCATATTGCTGTAATTCGCATATTCTAATAATCCAACAATCGATGGCGGCACGCTTCCCGGCAGACACGCCAATAACTCCTCTCGATTCATCTTTCTCATTTCTGCATATTGAACATCTTTCGGCATCTTCCCCAATTCCTGTATCTTTGTCCCTCCATAAATATAACCGAAATTTCCTCCCTTCTTTGACCCCTTATGTCTTGCATTCCATCTCTTCTGAAAAGTATTGAATTGAGTCTCTGTCGGCTGTTCGGGAAAATCGAATATCCATGGAGGCATAGCATCATTCTCAAGAAATTTTTTATTATATGATACCGCATTTAATTCGAGAATTGCTGTATTCTTCGCTGGCTGCATCGCTCCCATCCCTCGAAAATAAGAATCGGGATTTGCCATTTTAAAATGAATAATCTCTGACGGATGCAGCTTCTTTGCTTTCTCCGTATTACTCGCCCTGAACTCATAATAGTCTATATATTTCTCAGGATGATCTTTAATCTCGATCTGTTCCGGCTTGATCCACCATATTTCAACCGGAGGATTCTCTTTATCAATAACAACATCTGGGTATTTACGATCTTCCGTCCCAACCAGATTCCAGAAATGATTCCCCGGAATCGACATATTAATCACCGTTATCTGCAATAATTCTCGAAATGATAAGAAGGGATTCGGCCGTTTTAAAAGTAAGTTAATATCTTGCCCCAATACCTCAATCTCCTCTTTTCCGACCTGTTCATATATCCTCAATTTCGGTTTTGGAGCTGCTATCGCCAATGCCATCGCTCCGGCATATAACCAAGGCAGCGTATTGAAGCAATCCACGAAATCTTTATAATCACTCCTCTTGCTCGATTCTTTATATTCATTCGGATCGTTCTCGATCTCTGTTGTCATAAAACCAGCCATCTTCTGAACAGATTTACTGTATCCCAATTTCTCGAATTTTCTTTCAAAATATTTATCAAGTATTCCCATCATATCGCTCCAAATCCGAAGTCTATTTTTTTACAATGGGTATAAATCCCATATCTCACCGCATCCATCGCATGATTATTAAAGTTGATTGGAACATTCAACGCATTTCCATCCTTGTCTTTCTGCCATATATACGATTTCTGTTCTCTGATAATATTCTCCGATCCCTCAACAATGTGAATCTTTAATGATTTCAAGAAATCAATCCCTGCTCGAATTGAGTCCGCTCCCTTTTTACATGGCTTAACATTGATCCCCATGTCTTTCAATTCCTGAATCGACTTAGGCTCAGCCGCATCCCAATACGACACCTCATCTTTCACCATCCTATCGATCATAATATTTCCCAATTCCGTATTCGTTAATCCTTTTTCATAAAGAACTTCTTCGATCCAGAACTCATCTGCTTTTCGATATATTCTCACAAGTGCTGCCGGATCAACGCTGTATCCGAAATCACCACCATAAAATACCTCATCAACCTTTTCCGGTAAAGGCTCAAAATCCCATTCATAGATCACGCCTTCCAACTCTCCCCATTCACCTTGAAAATATATTTTATAAATATTATCATCCACCTCTTTATATGATCGTAGTTTCTCGATCTCCTCCGGCTTCGCCCATGGATTATCCAGAACCGTATAACATAGCTTCTCCACTCCATTCCCATTCCCGTTTCCATTCGCAAAAAATCTCTTGAATACCCAGGATGTTTTCCCGACCGGATTGAAATCAAACATGAACTGCGAATAAGAACTCTCACCCCCTCTGATCCTCATCCTCAAAATATCGAAATCCAATTCCCTCAACTCCGTGATCTCATTCACCCAAACGAAATCAATATCCGTCATGCTTTTTACCGCAATATAATCTTCCTTATTGTTCAGGCTCTTGAATACAATTTCAAGATTTTCGCATTGAGCTGTATGCTTTTGTTCATTCATAATGAAATTTATCCTATGTGCTTCCGCTCTCCGCTTAAATATATCGATCACAGACGATCTCATAGATGGGAACGTCTTTCTTATCACCAACGCCCTCAATCTTTTCCCAGATTGGACTCTAGGCTGCAATAGTAGCTTATCCGCTATACTATATGACTTACCGGCATTCGCTCCACCTCTCACGCATAATTCCGGTGATGTGGATTGGAATAAATCCATGTGCTTGTAATTCAGCACCTTATTCAGATTCAGTCTTTCCATCTTTCCCCGGTTTCGGCAAGAATTTATCCGATAATTCCAATATCATTCCACCTGAATGGATATATTCTGAACTCTCAATATATCCTCTTTTCTTCCCCTGCGTTTTCAAGAAAAATATCAGCATCGTAGGATTCTTATCATTAATCAAATTCCACATCTTTGATTCAGCAAAATCAACCAATCCTTCATGCTCATTTTCTATTGCCTGCTGAAATTCTTGATCTTTTTTTATCCACTCATAATAAGTCTGTCTCGTTATTCCCACCAACCTGCATAATGCAGAAATATTCCCCGTCAATTTAAAGAAACTTTCTATAAATTTTGCTTTCGCTAATTTCGTCCTAGCTTGATCCTTTTTTCTCTTTGTGTCAGTTTTCGTCATTTTATATTATGTTCCACCGTTGTCCTTATCTCGTTCTCTGGAGTATCGGTATAATTACAGTACCGAGTTATTATGACATCGCAGTATTTGGGCTCAATTTCCATGCCGTAGCAGATGCGGTTGAGCTTTTCACAGGCGATATAAACCCCTCCTGATCCAACGAATAAATCAATAACTCGTTGATTATCATCTCCGTAATGACATAAGAACCACTCGGATAATCCTATGGGCTTTTGTGTGGGATGATATCTCTTGTGGTCAAACTCTTGTTCTGTACCGAATATACCGGCCCATTTAAATCGGATTATTTCTCTTCTGTGCTTTTCCTTACTCCAACACAACTCAAAGCAACTCCCATACATCTTATCGGCTTTTTCTTCGAGTCTTTTATCCCAAACTAGCCATGATCCCTGGGGAAGATACTTCGCATAATAATCAGCACCCCACAAAAAAACCTCTTTTGTATCCTTAAATTGATTCAATAAAAACGTGGGATTAAATTCCTCTGCGTCCCCTTGAACTGACTTATATTTCTTGCCCGATTTAACATTTTTCTCTCTGGCAAAGTTGAGGTCGTTTATCATCCCACTAAAATCCGTATCTAAATCAATCCCATACGGAGGATCAGTAAACACCATATCCGCTTTCTCCCCATCCATCAACCTTTCAACATCCGCTTCCTTTGTCGCATCCCCGCACAATAGCCTGTGCCTTCCGAGCGTGAATAAATCCCCCAGCTTCGATATTGCAGGACTATCATCTATATCCGGTATTTCATCTTCTTCCTCATCGCTAGGCCCGAACTCCTCAATAACGCTTTTCATATCCACCGCTTCGCCCAAATCTACCTTAAAATCCTCAAGATTGATCTCCTCAATATACGGATAAATCAATTCTGCTAATTGCTGTTCTTCATATTCTCCAGCCCGATCATTATCTGATAAAGCATATTTAATCCGTTGGGCTTCGGCATCAGCATTAACTATAGAAATATCAATTTCTTTTATCCCCATATCTTGCAATGCCCGAAGTCGCATATTTCCACCAAGTGTTACATATCGCCCATTATTCCGAACACATATCAGAGGTTTATAGACTCCCAGTTCTTTGATTTGTCGTTTGAGCCGCTCGAAATCCTTCGTCTTGATATTCCGAGGATTCTTATCCCATACATCAACCTCAGAGATCGGCACTTTTTTTATATTCATTTCTTCCCATTCTTCGCAATCTTTTTTAACATTATAGTCTGTTCTTTTTGAACCCCCAACATCTGCCTCAATATCTCGGTCTGTTTAATAGAGGCATCTTTAATTTTATCCAAATGCCCATCCATTCTTATAATATTTTGAGCCGATATTTCATTATTCACCAACGCACTTGTTGCTTTATCACTATCAATACATCTATCTTTACACCTTTCCCGATTGTTATTCTTGAATTTCAACACAAAAGCCAATGCGATTATCAACATAATAATCGCCAATGCTCCGATTATCGTTAATTGATTCCATGGGATTGTTTGTGCAACTTCCTTCATTTCTCTTTCCCCAATATTGCTTGTCCAAGTTTATATCCCCCGAATATTGCCAATGGATAAGCAACAATTTGATTGATTCTCTTGGATGTTTTTAATCTCCCAATTTGTTTTGCTTGTTTATCATTGATTTCTTCGGATATTTTTAATAGATTTTCAACTGCCAATAATTGTTTTTCCAACTTCACGATATATTCACTCTGCCGATTATACATGACCTCCCATTTTCTCGTCTCCATCAATTCCGCTTTAAATCCCTTTATAAGATCATCCTTTTCCTTTATCTCCCTTTCTAAAAGTCCGACCTGTTTTTGAAGATTTAGAACTTGCTCTCCCGACTCATCTATCGGTATAAGATCGAATTTTCGCTTTAATTCCTCAACCTCCATACTTTTGTTTTTTATTTTCGCCTCTTTCGCTTCATTCTCCTTTTTCAATTCAGTTACAGAAATAGAAAGGTTTTTCGCTTCTTTCCCGATCGCTTCTTTCTCTCCTTCGAGACCAACCTTTTGTTTCTCCATTTGTGTTTTATAAGCATCGAATTGTCCCTGCAATTCCGCAACCGCTTCCACTCGATTCTCTTTAATGCACGCCCGGATATTCAATATGATGGCCAGAATAACCACCGCTCCGATTATCATCAATGGGATTTTTATGTCGTGCTTCATTTTTTTATCCGCAGACATGCCGCTAAAATGATGAAGTTAGACAATTTCGGGTAATTGCACTTGAGGTCTTTATATAAGGCAACTCTTTTCAGAAATATTTGATTTTTAATTCTCATTCCTTCCCCCCAAATTCAGGCTTCTTTTGAAACAAACGCTTTCCTGTGTATGCAGCCGTTCCAATTGTTAGCCACGTTGCAAATTCATTAAATTGAGCTAACTCTTTAAATCCCGAAAAAACAAATGCTCCCGTTAAGAGAATTGCCCAAATCAGAAACGCCCAAGTAGTTCTTACAATGATCTTTTTCATATCAGCCCCTTACAGCCATTTTTTCAGCTCCTCAAGATCAAATTCAGTTCCCGGACAACTCTTATATGAAGCAAATTTACTATGTCTATAAATCTTATCCTTCGGTATATTGAAAAGTCTCATCCAGAGAGCGATCACTTTCGCTCCCACTTCTAACATTCTTTGCGACGGGGGTTCAAGATCATAATTTCCAACGAATAAAAATCCTAACGACTTATCATTCTGCCCTCTCGTATGTCCACCTTCCTTGTCCCACATTCTACCGATAAACATCTCATATTCTGTATAAACTAATTCCACTCCTGCATGATAGCCAATATCAATCCAACCATTATGATCAACATGCCATCGCCTGATTGCCCCCCAAGAAACAGTTCCGGAATCCTTCGTCAAACTATGATGTACAATGATTTCTATCGGTTTCACATACTATTCCATTAAAGAGAATTGGGGGGAGGATTATATGGAAATTCTAACTGATCAGCTATAATACCCATTCATAGGGATATATAAAGGATTAATAACTGCTTGTCAAGATCGGATTTATTTTTTTATCTTCATTAATTTTTTTGGATTTTTTCTAAAACTTTTCAATTTTTCCTGTTTTAAGGTAAATTTTCTATCTCTTTCTTTATTATAATTTCTAATTGATCCATGGGTCTTAAATCTTTTTTGTTTAAATAATGGTTTATTACTTTATATCCAAAATCTTTAAATGGCATATATTTCATAATCGCACTTAATTCCCAACCTAAAAATGTTATTTCTCTCAAATCTTCTGAAATTCCTGCTAAAATTAATATTACCGCATGACGCTTATCTTTTTCTACTATAAGATTATTTGGAATACTAGCGGTTTTTACATCGAGGCTAAATTTACCTACAATAAAATCCTTTCTTCCATCTCCTGAAGGCCTTAATTTTTCATCAAAAGGAAGATTATATTTTTTTGCAAAGCAATATTCACCTATGATACCTTTCAATTCATAATTATCACTAAATTTTCTGTGTGATTTTTGATTTTTATGTATTCGATGCCTTTCTTCTGCTATTCTCTCCAACACCTGATATTCTTCTTCTGTTATTCTCATTATCATTTATCTCCCCTATTTAAAAGTTCCTGATACTTCTAAATCTTTCCCCCATTCTATACCCGGAAGGTCAATTTCAAATTCTTTTTCCTCGAATGGAATCATCTCTCCCAAATAGCTATCATAAAATCCAACCAAATTTCCATCTTTGTTATCGACAATTTTGATTGTTGCTACGATTTTATGACCCGTTTTGCCTCCCAAATTTATCGCATATAGCCGAATAAAAGTTGTACCATCAAATCTTATGCCCCCAAATACCGCTCCTTTTAATCGAATATCAGGTTGAACATATTTACAAGCGAATACTGAAAACAAATATATTCCAAGGAAAATCCAAATCAATATTAGCGATATAGTCAAGAGCCTCTTTTCTTTTTTCATTTTTTCCCTCCATTCAACTTACTAAAAGCATAGGGCAAAAGAGCCAAAACAAAAGGAATAAATGGCGTGACCGCTTTTATTGGACTCTCCGCTTCCGAGAATTGATAGAACAGTTTCGATCCATCGGGTGCTGTCCCTGCCAATACCATATCATTTTCCGAGATCACATTCGGCACATTCGGTCTAAATATAGGGGCGACAAAAAGCCAAAACATCAGCCCTATTGCGAATACGATCACTATAATCGATATCATTGTTTCTTTTTTCATTTTGCCCCCGTTGATTTTGTTTTACCTTTTATTTTTATTTTCGGACAATAAGGCGAAACATCAAATAAATTTACAACCCTCATATTTTCTCGATTTCGATAGTCCCATTTGTCACATATCCCCTCACCTTCTCCAATTGCAATCACATCAGGACAGTCCGCACATGGTATTCTTTTATTCATTGATAATTCCATATCTCCATCACCTGTCTTAAATTCCCATACTCAACCTTATGGAGCGAAAATTCAATGTCGCATACCTTCACCTTTATTGGATGTTTGAGATAACAGAGTTGCTTAAAATTTATCAAATCTGTCTTAACAATCACTTGATGATAAATTCCTCCCTTCGTTGTCTGTTGGCGGTATTCAACATCTCCCAATCTCTGCCATCTTCCACCTGCAAATACATATAATTCAGGACAAACAGGATGTTTTCCCATATAAAGAAAAGTTAATTTTATCTGCACATTTTCTTTGTCTTCGATTCTCCATCTCATATCGATCGATAATCTCGGCTGCTGATAAGGATTCAATGCCATCGGTTGTTCTGGATTCGTATTGATAATCATCCATCCATCTCTTTCCAATACAATCAGGTCATTCCCTTTTTCAGATGTCGGGATAGGCATGGCGATTAAAATCCCAAAAAAAAGTATCATAATAATACTGATAATAACTACATATATCAGAATTTTATTCATCTATTCTCCTTTTGATATAGAAATAGGTGCTTAAAAATGGCAATGCCAAACAAATCAGAATAACAAATGGCAGAAAGATAATTGTCTTGAACGGTTCGGGGATAGGTTTCAACCATCTAAATTTTTTAAATAACCATTCATTAAATTTCATTTATCCTCTACCCCCATGCCTATCTCTTTGAGTTTTATGTTCCCTCGATTAACTGCGGTTTCCTCATCAAACTGATACCGAGTGCGGTTAAAGTCCGTCACAAAATCCAACCCCCACCCCCTACTAACCCTCGGTTTTGTCTGCTTTAATATCTCCAAGATTGGCATCAATACTCTCTGATTCATATCCTCAAATTTGAAATGCTCCTCTACAATCCCCTTTAGTTGGATGTAGAATTTA